CTACGTTTCCTTTGCACCCCAAACCCTTTGTCTAGGTTCGTCACCAACCAAGCGGATTCCTTGAGGACCACCTACATCAAATGTTGCTGTAATAGTCGCTGGACCCTCAAAAACACCACAATTCATCTTTACAGAGGTTAATCCAGCTAATGGAATACCTGTTTCCTCGTCACAAAGAGCAAGATGAGAAGATTTATCTGAAACTCTTTTAAGTACCAAATGTCTAACTTTTGATTCACTCATAAGCCAAACTCCATAAATGACAAAAGCGCCATTTGGGCGCTTATATAGGTGAAAATTGTGTCTTAAGTGAGTTTAGAATTACCTGTAATCGGCAATAATTACTCACATTTAAACCCTGTTCCAACAAGGTCTTTTTTCAAATTTGAAACGAGAGTTTGTTGTTCCTGCTGTTGTCCACTAAGATAATTTTTATCTAGAGTCTCTGCACCATCAATAGATTTATAAAGCTCTTTAGATTCCTCTAAATTGTCTTTTAAAAACGTGGTGAGGTTTAGTTTCGCCTGGGCAGCTCTACATAAATTATTTTTAGCTTCTAAACCTTGAGTAGCCTGTTTTACTTGACCAGTTGCAGGATCAAAAGAATATGCATTTGCCATTGCTGACTCCAAAGCTTCAGACAATCGATCATATTCTTTAAGATATTTTTGACTTGGTTCAGCTAAACAAGTGATGGAAATTAGGGTTAGACATACAAAAGCTATTGTTTTCATATTGTATAAATTCTGATGTTTTAAAAAATATAACATAAGAAAAATTACAGACCCAACTTTTTAAAAGCTTTTTCATCCAACTTTCTCAAATCATCTAAGCTATAGAAACGGCCTTCAGGATCAAAGAACTTATCAAAATCAAATTTCCCATCTTTATAGAGCTTAAAGCGCTTTGGCCCTAGCCACTCCCTTTGAAAGAAATCATCTGTTTTCTTAAAGAACTCTTTGAATGTGGTGTTTGCATCTAACTGTCCTATTAACTGGCTTCGCTCTTCTTTGGGGATGTCTTTAACTCTACGTTCGTCCATTACAAATGGCCGTTCACCGATAAGTTGACCATCTTTTTTAACTGGTACTAGTTCGCTGCGACAATTAGGATGCAACGGCGGTACACGTTTTGCCGGATCATCAATCCTCCAGACAGTACCGTCTAAATGAGCACAAAGCTTAGATGTTCTTCCATCCAATACACTAATAAAACGAACATACTCAAAACCTAACTGTTTGAAAGTATCTAAATACGTTTGATTAGCAACATGACTACGAACTGTTCTTACGGTACGTTCAATATCCGTCTTAGAGCTACTTAAAAGCCCATCCTCATAATTAAGGCGCTTGGTGCCGCGAATACGCTGAACTATTTCCTGATTTGTTTTACCTGAGTTAATGCCATCCCGAATTGCATACTCAACCTTTTGGCGGGCATTTTCAGCAATTCTTGATAGCAGATCATCAACAAGAGCCCCACCTACCAATGGTATTTTTTTAGCTGCTGCATATAGCTTTCCACCATTTGGTTTTTTGATCTTGCCGCCATATAGCTTCGCCATGTAATTGGCTTCATAAACAGCCAAGGCAGTAGCAGAAACAGCGAAAGCTTCAGGTAATGCAGTGTTTATTGCAGTAAACCACTGAGCAATCAGATCACGAACTTCCTTCAGATTTGACGTTGTGTACTGTCCACTTGCTAGAGCCATCTTTTCAGAATCATTTAATTCATCAAGCAAATCCCGAAGCTTTGCCAACATTAATATTGACTCATCATTAAAGATTTTTAGTAGCTCATTAACAGATTGAGAAGACACCCGATATAAGTACGCCTGATGTTGGGTAAGTACTTCAATCAATGATTTATCTTCTTTTGAAGCCATACGTCACCTCTACAACGGCATACTGTCCCGTTCACCTTCAACCCGCTTCACTTCTTCCTGATAGTCGTGAGCTGGTAATTTACCTGTCATCAGGTATTCCCAATATGTGCGGAAAGAGTTTTTCCCTGAAATAGCACCCTCATAAAGCTGTTTTGCAAGATTAATATCCGTGACCTGCACAATAAACTCAGGTTCAACTGTAAATGAATATTTTGTCGAATCCAGCTTTAACCACTGCGCTGCATATTTAATGGCTTGTTCAATTGCTGCAGCTGCACACATCACGATACTGTGAAGACTTGCTTGCTGATCGTCTTGCCGTGCACGGCGCGCTTCACCTGATTCCTGTGTATTGGTATCAACTACTTTAGCCCCAGCTTCTAATGCTGAATTTTTTTGCGCATCCATTTCCTTTTTAGTGAGTTCAATGCCGTTACCTGAAATTTCTAAATAACCACATTGTGAATCTGGAGGAAGACTCCAGACAGCCATAACACCAGTAACGCTAATATCTTCATCACCCTCAAGTCCATTAATCCAAGGCTGCGGATGAGCTGTATGGTGAAGTGACTGGTAATAATCTGCACTAAGTTGGTAATACTTCAGAGCAGCCTTGGCCATTGTCAAAAGCGGTATGGTACCTACATCCGGAGAATTACTAGTGGCACCGCAGAAAACAAATGGTGTGAAAGAAAGTTGATTACCGCCGAGATCGGGAGTTTTATCCTCCACATTTGAACCATCGAACAATCGGACCGCTAATGCTCCATCATCCATAGATAGAACGCGGTGAACCGTTTTAGTTTCGTGCCCGAATTCATCTTCACTATTATCAAATTGCTCCTCGAGCACTAACAGTTTTAGATCTTTACGACCACCGATACTGTTTTCCTTCCAGTTGATAATAGATAACGCATCATATAAGGCGAAATATGGCACTCCGTTAGCATCAACATCGACAAGCAGCCCACAGCGCCCAAACTCTAGCAACTCTGAACAAATGCGAATAAAGAGCTGTTTAAGCCCAAAACCGTCATTTGTTGCATTCTCTATCAATCCTTTAAGTAGAGAACTTTCAATCACAATATTCGGCTCAAGCTTTGAAACTAACCCGATCATTGTGCGTAATGCGTCCTGAACCCATAGCGGATACTGAGCTCGACTTAGATAGGCCTTATAAATCTCTCCAGTCGTATCACCTTGCTTTTCAGCCTCAATCATTCCGGCCGATTTAGCTAGGTACTTTGTTTGTGCCTGTTTGATCTGCTCTTCACCAGCAACGGCGTCACGCATAATCAACCAGCTTTTTTGTGCAGCAATATACTGCGGATGTTTATCAGTAACTGCCATAAAAACACCAATAAAAAAGCACCTGAAAAGGTGCGTTGTTTAACGGGAAAAACCAGCGATTGTGCGCCGTTTAAATACTTTCTGAATGATGATCGGGAATCTCTTGGCTATTGGATATCCACCAGCATCGCCAACGTGGTCCAAACCAGCGCTTTTATCTGGCATTCCAAAATCATCATAGACTTGCTGTTCTAAAGTAGCCGTAAAGTTAGGGCACTTATTTGTGTTCACTTTTAAGTGTCGTTCACCCTCAGCATTTAGGATTTGTGCATTAACAGCAGTAATACGATCTTTAATTCCGGGATTCACACCATTCACTTCAACTTTGAATCCATTTTTCTTTAAGATTGCATGATCTGATTCACTGAAGTTCTTTGAAGATGTTGCCTGACCTGAAGCATCTGGAATCACGGTAATATCGTGATCTGGAAAGCGCTCATTAATCAATTGACACATCGTCGGTGTATCTCTCACGCCAACCAGTTCATCTAAAGCTCTTGGCTTCCCTTCTCGAATGACATAAACCACAGCAGCCATTTTAAGCACGTTAAAATCCATACCAATGAGTAAAGGCTCACCTTTCTTAATTTCTTCATCCGTGTGGTTTAGAACTCGATCAAAGTCGGGGTAAACAGCACCGCTGGTTAAATTGACAAACTGCCCTCTTAAATAAGCTGAAATTAATTGCGGCGGATAAGACTCATAAAGTGATGATATGTAGTCATCTGGAAGATTAGCTTCATTGTCATAAGTTGAAGCTTGAATCATTCCATATAGCTTACGCTTAGCCTCTGATTTATTTGCCTCTTTAACAAATTGCTCGTATGTAAACTTAAAACCTTCAGGTGTAGTGGCCACATCAATACCGTTGAGCAAACCAGCTTGCTTATAACGCATACGTGCGATGATCTTACGCCAAGCCTGTTGAGCTTTGACCTTGGCCATAACATCAAGTTCATCAATCAAGGCGTGGCCAATTTTAAAACCTACAATTGTTGCTGGTTTCTCCATAGACCGGCAAATGATTGTCGTTCGATATTGCCGACCATAATAGATATCCACCTCTTTATTGGTTTCATAAACCTTAGTTTTAAGCCCCCAATCGAAAGCAACCTCTTCAATAGTTGGAAAGAAAATGTCGCGAATCTGCGGGTAAGTTGGAGCAAAATAACCCAAAGGTACTTTAGGGAATTCCCAAGCTTTGTTGCATAAACTGGAGCATCCAACCCAAGTCTTTCCCGATCCAAAGCCAGCGACAAATGCGCGGAACTTCTTTTCCATCTGCAAAAAATTAGCCTGAGGTACATTCAGTGTCGGATTGATGTTCGGCATCTTTTTTACTCGCATCCACAACTTGAATAGTTACCTTGACTGGTGTTGGATCTTCATCACCTTCACCCTCTCTTAACTTTTCAATCTCAAGTTGCTTTAACTCAAGATTTAATAACATCAGGTCATAACCCTGCATTTCTTCCCGAACCTGTTTAATAACCCCTTGCTTCATAAGCCTGTTGTTCTTCCAGTCTTCATAAATCTTCTGAAGTTCTTTAAGCCGATAGGCTTTATTAGCTAAAGGGATGTCATAAACATTCTTTTTAAAGTCCTCTCGGGTTTTATGAAAAAGGTCTTTATATTTCTTACTTAAATTCTTTCCTGCCGCTTTTGTCGGGTCATAAAGTTGTACCTGTTTTCGATCAATCTCAATGTTAAATTCTTGCTTGACAGCATTAGCTACCTGTTGAGGGGTATCCATGCAGGCAAGCGCTTGAACAATAAATATTTTTACCTGTTCTTTAAGTGCAGCCATACCCCCACCTTTGTCTAGCTACGTCTAGCAAAGAAGGCAAAAAAAAGAGCCATTCGGCTCAGTTGATTACGCAGTTTCCGCAGCATTTTGAAATATCAAGATTCGAAACAAACGGCGGATTTTTTGCGACTTCAATAAGTCGCTTAACATTCTTACTTGGTCCCCACCGTTTAACCACGCCAACAAATTCTTCTACATCATGACCAGCTAAGTAATGCTTAGGCAGCCCCGTACTATCGCTATAAATGATTTCGCCGTCTTCGTCCTTCATCACACCAATGTGATAAAGCTCATGTTCAAGCAAGTAACAGAACTCTGTATCGTTTGCACGCTCACAGAAAGATGCATCGACCGTTATTAAATATGTAGGTACAAAACCAAACCAGTCTCGCATCTGTTGCTCTTGTCGAGCTTTACGCCAGCCACCGACATTGAACATGACTTTTTCGCACTGGCCCAACACCATAGCTTGCTTGCTTTTATATGCAGAAGAGGCCCACGCGAATGCTAAAAATTCTTCATTATCGTGAAGCAGTTCACCTATGTGATCATGATCGGGGTTATAAAGAGGTCCACCAATAGTTAAGTAATTAGCAACAACCCATTTTTTTAGATCTGGTGCTGGTGTTAGTCTAATTGCTTCTTCTTCATCTGCTTGATCAATAAAATCAGTCGGTGGAAATGGTCTTATTTGCTCCATCTTCAATTCTCGCTAATTCACTTTTTATCCAGTTGATGACATATCCCGACAAAATAGAATCTGGATGAAAGCGCTCTATTTTGTAACCCATCTCTTCAGCATGATCATATCGATTAAGACTCCATGCTTTATTTGACAGCTTTCCACCACGCCCACCAGACCAGGGGCCACCCTCAATTTCAATGAGCAAACGCAATTTCACTATATGAAAATCAAAGCGCCAGTGTTTGGTATGGATCGGCTGAAACTTACTTTCAAATCCAATCGCCAAATCCTCAAGCTCTTCCTTAAGTGTTGCCTCAGCCTCGAGATATTTTTGCTTCGCCTTAGGCAATGGCCGGCTTTTAGGTTTAGTTTTAGGTTCTTTTTTCCGAGTAAGCCAAAAGTATTCTGTAGAATCCATTATTCTCACCCATAAAAAAACCGCCCTAAGGCGGTGGCTAAACTCACAGGCAATATAGTATTACTTCTTAAAAGTTGCCTTATAAAGCTTTGAATTAAAGTAATCCGTAATTTCTTTACCTTCGGTTTGAATTTTTTCCTCATTTAAAGGTAAAAAATCTAATTCAGATTTCAAGGTCATATACTCTGGAATAAACTTCTTTATAGGCGGAGGTGGTTTAGGTCCACCTTCTGTAATTTTTTCGATTAATCCAGCTAACCATAAAATATACTCACCTTCTGAATTATGAGGAGGAATCAAACTCACATCTATTTTTACTTTACATTCATCTAATGGTCTACTAAACAATTCAACAAAATCAATAAAATTATATTTTAATTTAAATTCTGTTCCCTCAATTTCTCTGCGTATACATGTCATAAGTAAGTTCATATTTTCAATACAGTCATGTGAAAACAATTCCTCATCTTTAATTTTGTTATAAATATTTTCCGCAAACATGAGATACTGTGGCATTTCAGCAGCTCCTCATTTTTATAAAGTATTTTTCTTAAGGTAATCCTATTATAACAATGTTGCAACAAGAAATTTCCCATTTTTAGTTTAAGGAAATTTTAAAAATTATAAAAACGATTATATTCAATAAATTAGTACGAATAAAAGCTATGGAAGTTTGATTTTTCTATTGAGCTTTAAAATGGATTATTGTGTTTAAATCATCAATTTAAAAAGCTTGCCTAGTAGGCAAGCTCCCCCTTTTTTGATATTTGCGCTGATCAATAAGGTTTAGTGTTACTTAAAGCAACACACTGATAATACTGAAATATTTAAAAATAAAAAAGCCCACTTCCTATTTTTATTCAGAAATGGACTTAGCGAAAAAAACGCTTAAACCTGAAATAGGAAATATCTATTCGGAAATATTTCCGACTTCATATTGGCATAATATTTAAGCACTAGCAATAGGGATTGAATTAAAAATATCAAATATTCATATTTAAATAGATAAAGATTTCTTTTTTAAATAGTTTTATTTTTAGCCTACATAATTTTTTTACTTATCAAGAGTTATAAAGAATATGTGCCCATCAATAGGTAATACTTAATAAGGTCTTATGTGTAGTAACCATTAGGCTCTAGAGAGTAAGAACTCAAACTGACTAAAAATAAAAAATAATTAATTTTCAATATTAATGATCATATACTGCAAAGTTATGTATATTCCAACTTCTCCATTGTTGAGTGCCTCATATAAGTCTTCATCAACGAAATCTCCAGATTCATCATATAGCCATTTATGAATTTGAATAATTTGTATATTCCCTTTTTTGTCTATTCTTGCTATTGGGTCTATTACGGACCGAACTATCACCTTCTTCTTCGTCTTAACATCGAGCAATGTGATAATTGTCATTTTAAAATCCTTATAAATATCCTGTATAACAACTACTCTCAATCAATAAAGATTTTTATATTTAAATTACTTAAATAGCAATCTTTTCAATCTAAAAAATAAATAAAAAACACTTCAATAGTATGTGCCTATTAGAAAAGATACCTTAAATATTCTACTAGCAATAAAAAACCGCTTTAAGGGCGGTTCATCTAAAATTCACAGGTACTTAATGAAGTTTTTTTTTCTGTCTTTGCATCTTTCTGGGCTCACAAATTTTTCCAATAAAGTTAGTTAACCACAAAATACTTTCTTCACGATCTTCAAAATGAGGTATAAGGCTTAAATCTACTTTTATTTTGCGATCAGCTAAAGGCAAACTTAAACAATATTCAAAGTCTATTGAGCTGTACTTCAATTTGAGTCTTTTTTCTGCAGCTTGATTCTTTATCTCAGCCATAATGCGATTGAGATTAACAATCAAATTATTTGAAATTTTATTATTTTCATATACCCGTTCGTAAACTGTCTCAGCTACATCAATGTAATTTATTAGCTCTACATTCTTATTCATGACATTTGTACTCCGTTTTTTATAATTATCCGTCTAAAATAATGTTTATTTGAGTTACTAAATCCTTCGCCTAGGTAAAGATTGTTTAAATTCGGTCACCCTGATTTTAAGTAAATATTTGAATTTATTATGCAATTACTGAGTTTTATAATATTTATATACATCTTTGTTCTTAACACCCCTTTTTTTCTATCACTTGCCCATCTAATTCACCACCAACACAGATATTCATTTTTACCAGCCTGGACTATATAGCAAAAAATAAAAAAAATCCGTACCTTGGGGAAGGTACGGACTATAAACTGAATAACTACATAGGAAGTAGAATACCTGTTTAATATACGATAAATTTCATGTTTTTTCAAATCCTAATTAAAAGCCCACGATTAAGTGAGCTTTTAAAACAAATTGGTGCAACGCTTATAACTTTGTCCACTATATCAAAAATATGCCATAAAGCGTCTAGACAGTCAACAAGTCTAAATTATGCTTTTCTACTAATTGAGAAGCTTTTAAACGTTCAACGATTTTAATCATTAGATCATTGGCAGTTATAACGTCGATTCCTTCAAATGCTTTTAGTGTTAATTGCAATTTATTATTAATTACATTTGTAATTATTGATATTTTACCAAAATAATCAGGGTAGTATTTCAAAGTTTCATTAACTTTCTCCCGACTAACGCCTTCATATAGTTTTACAGTGTATGTTTTCATTTGAACCTCCATTTTGTCTTAATCTTTTATCATGACCTAATAAATAAAATCTAGCGCAACTCACCATAATTGCGACCTGAGCTTTAGATTGGTTTGTTTCTTGAGCAACCTTCAACAATCCTTTATTTTCAACCTTATTTTTAATTAAACAAATTAATGCAAACTTAGTTGTAAAATCTGTTTTATCAGAATTTAATAGACTTCGTAAAAGTGCTTGAATTTGATCCGCCTCATAATCACTGATCTCACATCGAATATAAGATTTACTTTTTTGTACTTCTTTGCCAGCTTCACGCATCAACCAGTAAATTTGATTGATATGAAGCCCATCTGGCAAATCACCCCCTTTCATTCTAACTGTTTCACACCATGCGCCAAACTGCTCTAACCAACCGTCAATAGTATATTTAGACCAATCCATTTGTTGTGTTTTTAAAACTGCACTCATTTTTCACCTACCAATTGCTCAATTTGTTTAATCGCCACGCCTGCTTTAACTTGCTCTGTGCTGAACCGTAAAACTGTAAAACCCATCATTGCTGCGGAGTTGTATTTCTCCATATCCCCTAAATAGCCCTTGCCTCTTGTGTGACGGCCTCCACTCCAGATACCCCCTTCAACCTCAACTAAAATCTTTGTACCCGTAAGTAAAAAATCCGTCCGCCACTTTCGTTTCGGGTGGAATTTGTATTCCTGCTCAAAACTGATCTTGTGTGTTTTTAAATGTTGTACAAGCGTTGCCTCGCCTTTACTTACAACTCGTTCTTTTTTTACTGAAGCACGGCGCTTAGTTTTGCTACTTCGTTTTGCATAAAGACGTTTGTAATCGGCAAGGCTCATTGAACTCATTCTTCAACGACCTCCTTTCTTGCAAACCACCACAAAACCACTGCCCCGCAAAGTACTGCTGTTACAAACGAAATGAGTAAGCCCCAGCTAAAAATCTCGAATTTGGTCATGTATTCGCCCCACCAAAACGCAAGTCATCCCAGTCACATTCGACTACTGTCAAACCGTCATGTTGAAACCGAGACCATAAACGGTCCCCTAAGTTTTCCTTCAAACCTTGCGCCTTTTCTGTAGATTCAAGCGTCATGTTGGAAATTAAAACTGTCGGTTTTTTTTCGTCATAACGTGCATATAAAACTTTATGAACGAGCTGCAATCGACTCTCGTGTTGGTCGTGCAAACCGTATTCATCCAATATCAATAAATCACAGTCCGTGAAGCGAAAAATTGCATTTGCTTCATTGTCATCTGGCTTTGTCCATGCAGTCGCAATTTCATTTGCCATGTCTTCTGAGGTGACGTAACGAACATAACTACGCTTGTCTAAAACGTTACGAGCAATAGCACATGCAAGATGGGTTTTGCCTGTTCCTGTACGCCCAACCATAATCAGATTGCGCTTCTTCCCTGAATTAAAATCTTGAACAAATTTATGGCAAGCAGCTTTAGCTTCTTTCTGCGGATCAATACTCACCACATAATTTTTAAATCCGCTTTCCTTGTGGCGCTCAGGGAGTTTTGCTCCGGCAAAATGTTTCTCGCGTACCATAAGGTTGACTTGGTGTGCGTGTTCAATTTGTGATTTCACATACGCTTCATTTGCACATGTTTGGCAAACTGGACGACCAATTAGTAAAACCATTAACTCATTGTGCTTAGAGCAAAACTGATTAGTTTGTACCAGCTCAGTTTTGAATTGTTTGCTCAATGCATTCATAGCATCTCCCCTACATCGATATCATCTGTGGCTGGTGCATACTGTTTTGCATCACCCCAAGCACTGTTTACGTCTCTTGCTGGTGCAGTTTTCATTGGTGAGTTTTGTTTTTTAGGTCTTATCGACTTTGTGAATTCCTGAATTAACCAAGTTGCAAACTTTCGAGTTCGTTGGTTTTCCGTGAGATCAATTTTGTTTTCCCAGTGAGCATTGAAGTTGCCAAGATGAAATTCATAATTTGGCATTTTTAAAACCTGCTCTGCTTGTGCACCCACTTGTGAAGTCCTAAGAACATTCAGCAATAGTTCACGATTTGGTTTCCAAGACTCCTCGGCCGCTGAAAAATTTTCAACCGCGTTTTGTGTGTGAGTATTTTCTTGTTCCTGTTCCTGCTCCTGCTCCTGTTCCTGTTCCTGGCTTCGAAGGGGCTTTGAAGGGGCTTGTAAGGGGCTATCTATTTTGGCGTTTTCGCCACGCTTTTGAGTCATACAAAATGCTTGTGCATATTTATCGAAAAAGCTTGATAAATAAGGGCTTGACGGCAATGAGTCATACTCTTTTTGCACGTTCTTACAGCGGTTATCGGCTGGCTTTAATGACTCAGCTACTTGAAAACGTGCCATCTCGTGCACCCAGACTGTCTCCGTGGCTTCGTCATAGCTACAAAACCCCGCTTCACAGGCTCTTTGAAGCCCCTTAGAAGCCCCTTCAAAGCCCAATCCAGTTTCATGAGCAACATATAAAAGGGGCATGTAATACAAGCCAAGCATGTTCGCGTGAGGGCTTGTCATTAAATACATAGCGACAATTAAGCCTTCATGTGTTTGACGAAGCTTTTTGCCCGTAGTTCCCGTCCAGAAATGTGGTGAGACTTTCCCATAGTCACGCATGGTTATTTATCTCCTTTAAAGGGTGTTCGAAGGGGCTTTGAAGAGGCGATAATAGTCATTACTTACCCCTTACAAGCTTCACTAATCCGCGCATTTCCAACTGACGAATAATTCTTGGAGGAATAAATTCGTTGTTGATTTTGTAGCGAATGCGAGACTTTTCTTTCACCTGAATTAGCTTGTGCCCATCCTCCATAAGACGGCGAACTGCTATAGCCTGCCCCCCCCATATGAGTTAATTCCTCAAGTTGATAAAATCTTTCCTGAGCCTCAATTGCGGCATTCATAACTGAAAGTGGCATGGCTGCTAATTCTTTAGCCGAATAGATCGTTACTGGTTGTTCCAGTGGAATTACCACCTCTAGCGGTGTGGTGGAAATGGAAATATCCTGTTTTCTTCTTTCCGCATATCTCACTTTTCACCACCCTTTGGCTTAACATAGCCTCCAAAAGAATCAACCAAACACGCCTTGGTTAAGCTGGTTACAATCTGCTGTGCTAACCATTGCGTTATGCGAAATTGACGAGCCATAGCCTCTGAAAATTCAACTTTGGTTACCGCCGCATTATTTTCGTCATAACCTTTGTTACGTAAATTTTGCTTTTTCACCTCAAATAGGTGCCCAAGCACTCGCAATGCAGGCTCATAAAAAGATTGGATTTCACTTTGCTGACGAGAATCTTTGATTTGCTGTGTAAAGCTGTTCATGACACCTCCGCTAATGCTTGCTCAGCGCTTGTTAGTCGGCGTTTGGCATTAAGTTCAGCAACTGTTGCTGTGCGGATTTCTTTTGAAGAAACTAGAATCAAATGTTTCTCTGATTTGATGGTCCATAAACTAGTCAAAGTTTTGTTTTTAACTTCAAACAAATCATTTGATTTGAAAGTACGGCACTCTTTAGTAAGCACTACAACGTCACCTATTAAAAAATCTGGTGAGTTGAGTTCGATTGGTTGTTCTGATAAATTGTTTGTGTTCATTTGATCCACCTCAATTGAATGCCTAACCACTCCTGTTTCCGCAGGTAGTGGTTTTTTAATATCCGAGTTTTTCCTTTTGACAGCTGATTTCGTCATGAAATAAGTCATCCACTGTTTCTATTCGGTTCATCCAGCTTTTAGACATGACTAAAAGTGCAGCAACACGTTCTTTATCAATGCTCTGATAATCTTTAGGAACGACTTTTAAACCAAGCAAGCTCAATAGCTCGCAAAACATTTCAATTTCATTCAAACCATTGTTTTTCTTATCTGTTTTAAGTCGAGTAATAGTGCTTGGATCAACTTTTAATTGTTCAGCA